AATATCCACCAAGCGGACCATTGGTGGTCAAACTAGCAAAGCCGCTGGCGTTAGGGTCCGTGAACGGAGAGGCCGTGATGTCACCGGAGACCAAACTGACGACGATCATATGAGGCGCCTGACCGTAGTCGGCGATCTGATCAAGCCATCCAATCGTGTTGCCTGCCAGACGGCTCGCCGGGTCCATGGAAGGAACATGGATTGGGTAACCACTGTTGTCCGACGGCAAGTTCCATACGCGAGCTACCTTTACAGCTTTGTCGATCAATGACCAACGCAGGAAACCCCAAATGGTGTTACCATTGAGGGAGTATTGGCCGACCATGTTAGCCGTACTGTCAGTGGGGTCGATAATAAGGAACGACGGCGAGAAATGATCGTACACTGTAGTCGTTTGCGGGTAGGTATAAACCGTACCGGCCGAATCCAGATTGGTCTTCTTCCGAGTTGTATAGGTGATAGACTCGCTTCCGTATTGGTCGCGTGTGATTGTCTGAATTGTCACGTACTTGCCGGTGCTATCGATCGTCTTGACGGTTTCGATGTACAGAGACACTGACACAGACACGTTCCCAAGCACCACAGCTTCTGTGAAAAACTCCGACGCGTCTGGTTCGAACACGCTACCTTGCGTGACGGTTCCCGTAACCCCATTACCGACGTGCCAGCGCTGGTAAGCCAAGCCATTTGTATCACTGGACCACAAGATCACCTCAGCCCCATTTTGTGGGATCGAGCACGTGGAAATGTTGCCAATGCCAAGATTGCTGCTGAACGGTCCGCCATTCGCCAAAGGATTGCGTCCGGCAAACAAAAAACCACCAGTCGAGGTGTACATCGACATCGAGGCAAAGCCGTCGATGTGGATGAAATAATCGGTCCTTACACCGTATGAATCTTGCGTGAAAAATCCACAGATCGTTCCAACACCAGTGGTGAATGTTGGGCTTGTCAGAGAATAGGGATAGCCCGGATCATCGCCGATGCCGCCTCCATGATGGCCAAGGAGAAACACGCTCCCGTTGGATGAGTTCATGATCGCCATAGGACCGGCATTGCCCGGCCCGAGTATCGTGTAGAAAGGTCCGCCACCGGGCGTGAAACCCTGCGGACGGTAAGGAAGCGGAATCGCCTTGACCTGCTGCATGGTAGTGAGGTCGTAACTGAACAAGGTGTTCGAGTTATCCCACACATACATCGTGTTGCCGATCCAATCGACAATGCTGCCGGAATCCGAAGGCACCTGCGAACCGTAGACCGGTGTCAGGTTGGGCGCCGTCGAAGCCGGGAGCTTGGTAATTTCAGCAGTGATCGACGGGATGCGGTTGCCGAAGTTTGCCAGCGGCAAATTCTCAAACACGATGTAGCACAGCCCGCGATAGGCTGGTGTCATGCCCGAGCCTACGGCCTGTTCGATAAGGCCGTCGGGCAACTGCGTCTCTGATCCGGGGTAAAAACGGAACGTGAGATTGGTGAACTCTGAAGGTCCCTTACCGGTCAATGCCTCAAGGATTTGCGTGGTGAGTTGCTGGTTCGTTGCGATCTTGTTTTCTGCCAGTAACTGACTTGAATCGCAGCCGTAGATGAGTTTGGAATCTCCCCAGATACGTGTGACCATGTTGGCGGTTCCCGTGCAGAACGCCACCGCGAAGCTTGCAGAATACGTGAAGGTGGTCTGGGATTGCCCACCCTTGCCCGCCATCGTCTTGTGATCGGTCTCTTGCAACTTGGTGGACCAGATCACGTTCCCATTCATGCGACTGGTGCCGAACAGATAATTGACCGCATTGCCGTAGGTTGATGCCGTTACAGTCAAGTCGGTCAGACGCGGTCCTTGGACCGTCGGCGCGAACAACGACTGCCCCAGCATACCGCCAACGATGAGGCCAAGCTGTGGCATCCCGAAAAACGATCCGATGATACCACCAGCAACGGTAACTGCAAGCTGACCCATTAGTCTATAAGACCTTTATACTTTCGAACTTCTATGAGACTGTTAATCCACTGATGGGCGAAATGTTCTTCCATCACCTTCCCCACTGGCATGTACGAGTGGAGCAGGTAGATTTGACCGTGACGTTCTGTGAATATGCCAACATGACATGCGAAATACTTTTCGCGAAATATGCCAATACACCCCGGCTTGGGCTGGCCGACGAACTCCGTCTGCTGACGGATGTGTTCTACGAATTTATGAGCCTCTGGGGTACGCTTGTAACCAACCTTGTCGGCTATCGTCAGGCCAAGGTCTTGCCCAACCCGGACGACCAGTCCTGCACAATCGATGCCAGCCCGGCCACGGCCTTGATGCTGCCATTTTACACCAAGCCACTTCCGCGCCTCAGCTACAACGTCATCCAGACTAGGATGAAGTTTGCTGGGCGTCTGGGTAGTAGAGGTATTGATCCTGTCCGGGGACATCAGGCTCTCCGCGCATGTTCAAAATGTTGTTGTAAGCGACACACGACGTTCGCGATTTGTCGCATCCTGTGGCCAGCCGCATCGTGTCTCCGACGGCAATGTCGTAAGCCATCGGCTGGAACAGCGTGATCGAGAACGCAGTGTTGTCGAAGTTGGTGATCTCCATCGCCCGGTCGGTGTTGAGACCGGAGGTCCAGTTGATCGACCCGCCGATGTACCCGCTCGCTGGAACGGTAGGGATCGTGACCGGTGCGATCGTGAACACTGAATTGCTGGAAACCGCCGTGACGGTCGCAATGATGGTGTAATCAAGGATGTTCAATTTGCAGCGGGCGTCGCAAAAGTCAGCCCGGCATTCCGGCGAGTAGACCTCTACGAAGGTGTGGGCCAGAGCCTGCGTCATGCCCCGCATTTCGACTTCGAACTGGCCTGCTTTGTTCAAGGTGATCTCACCGAACCAACCGCGCCGGAGCTTGATGTCGCCCATGGTTGGAGACAGATCACACCAGTTTACGAGGAAGACGTAGACCTCGGCGAAATTGTACACGCCGTTTCGCAGGTCCCTTTCGTCGAGTGCGTCGGAATCGAAAAACCCGGCAACGTTCAGGTTGTCTACCGCAAAAGACTCGTCGTTGCTGATGGCCGTGCGGTCGAAACCGTACTGGGACTCGTACAGCACACCATCGTAAGTGAACGACACGTCGTGGTCGGTAAAACCAAGCACGACACCGTCGGTCCGGACGATCTTCCAGCACGAGCACAAGGTAGTTACCTCTTGTGCCACATGCGCCGCCATGGCGCTTGAGAGCGTTTTCATCAGGCGAGCCGGAGTTCCACCAGTTCGATCGAAGGCCACGACGAGGTTTCCCATGCGTCCTGTGTGATCTTCATCGAATCTGTATCGAAGCGAACCGGAACGTTGAATTCAAGATAGTCCACATACAGCATCGTTCCTGCTGCGGGGATAACCGTGTAGGTGAACAAGCCGGTCGTATAATCGAGTGAGTAATCGGCCGGATTAAGGTTTGTCCGGTTGCCGTTTCCATCGATGAAATAGAAATATCCGTCGAGCGATCCGGCTACCGGCTTCTTGATCGGACGATCGACGAAATAGCTCGTCGCTGGCTCATACCGCTTGTTGATCTGGAACGTCTGGCCCACACCATCGAACGTGCAAAGGATGCCGCTCTCGATCGTGTAATCAGCCCAGTCCTTATACCGGAAACCGTAGGCCTTGCCGAAGCGAGCATGGAAGAAGTCTTGCAGCGCTTCCATCTGGTCCGGTGACTTCACCCCGTAGGTGACTTCGTAGGTCGCCCGCGAGTTTTGCCAGTTGATATTGCGCTGTTCAAACCCGGACGACAATGCAATGACGGTCGTCGAGTAGCCTGCGCCACCCGACGAACCGTAAGAGATATCTTCAGGAAAAAGAACTTCGTGAAAGGACGTGTCGGTCAAGGGTTACCTCGCTTGATGTGCTTTCACGGTTAGCCTAACTAACCGTGAAAGTCAAGTTTTAATAACCTCACCCGTTACGACGAGATGCTTTCGTGCCCACTGCATAGGCTTGCGTGGCAAGCTGAGACTGCGAACGGCGGAAGCTGTCAGGATCAGGCGAGGTCACGTTGAACGTGATGTTCGATCCGGCTGGCTGCTGCGATCCACCCATTGCACCGCCACCGCTGAACTGGACCGGGATCGACCGGCCACGAGACAGCGGAATGACGGCTTCGTTCTGGTGAAGGACCGCAGGCATCCCGCCCGAGAAGTTCCCGGTGTTAGCGGTGCCGGTCGCAAAGTGCGGCGCGCTCGAAAACGAATAGAGCGAACCACTGGCCGTGCCCACGGGCGATCCGGTGTATCCACCTTCCCGGAAAAGACCTGCCAGTCCGCTATCGCCGCCAAGCAAGCTGCCCAAGCCACCGCCACTGCTTCCGCTGCCGCCGCCGAACAGGCTGCTCATGTCGCTACCGAGGCCCGAGATCGAATCACCCATGGTCGAACCGAAGGTGTCCGAGATCGAACCAACCGAAGTTCCCATCTGCGACGTGAACGACGACGACACGTTGTCGATCGCGCCGCTGAAGCCCGTGGTCGTGGCGTTGGAAATGCTGCTGGTCAAGCTGCTCGTCATGCTGCTCGCATCCGAACCGCCCGTCAGACCCGGAATGGCGCCATCGAGCGACGACATGGTGGAACTGCTCAGCGCGGGCGTTTCCGCACTGGCAAGACCCGACACAGGCAGGCTCGACGCGCTCGACTTACCACCGCCGAAGATGCTGTTCAGGAGACTGCCGCCGCCACTGCTGTTGCTGCCACCGATACCGAGGAACTGGTTTACACCAGCCATGCCGGTGACGCCGTTCGACGTGAACAGCGACTTCACACCTTTGAGCATATTGGGCAAGCCGTTGACCAAGCCGAATGCGCCGCCTGTGGCGCCGTTTGCACCCAACGACGCGACACCACCCAAGGTAGGACCAAGCAGCGACGTGAGCGGCCCGCTCAGGAGCCCTGACGAAGCTGCGCTGGTTGCTGCTGGGCTGGTTGCGGTGGTGCTTGCTGGCGTGCCGGTGGCCATGCCAGTCAGGACGCCTGTCAGGCCGTTCGCTGGAACTGAAGACCCGAGCCCATTAGCGCTCTTCGCTCCCGTTGTCGCGGTCGTCGGATTTGTCGAGTAAACCTTCAGTGCGCCGTTTTCCGAGAAGCCTCCCAAAGCTGCGCTCAAAGCGGACTCGCTGGTGGCCATGAGGGTCACCATATTCAAATCAAGCCCAGCATTGCCAGTCGAGGCCGCAGGAGTTGGGTTTGCCGTATTGGCAGTCCCAGTTACGCCCAACGACGTAGGGGCCGCAGCGGCGGTAGGGAGCGCTGTAGTCACGCCCTTAGAGATACCAGCGCCCTTGTTCGATTTGTCGATCACTTGGCCCGACGAATTCGTCATGACGACTTTCAAGGCGCCATTTCCGTCATCGTAGAACTTCAGCGTATTACCCATATCGGCGGTGCCGTTGTGGGTTTCTGCCGATACCTGATCACTACGCTTCATCCCGGCGATGCCGTCAAAGAAGCTGTAGTTCGTGTTCGACATGTTCCCCTTGTCGTCAAACATCTTCTGACCGGAGATTCCGTTCAGCATCTGCTTGGTCAGGTCTTGCGCCGCCTTCTTGACCAGTGTCCCTTGGATGCTCTGAGCCAAGCTCTTGAGCGAGAAAACACCCTTGGTACCAACCTCTTCCAGAGTCTTTTCCAGACCGTCGGCGAGGTCTTTGTCCAACGCGTTTACCGCGTCACCCGCCTGCATCGTGGACGAAGCCCACTGGCGGATGCCGTTGTTCTTGAACATGTCCTGCTGGACTTTGAGCGTCTCGTTGAGCCGCTGCTGAAGCTCGATCCGCTTTTGTAGATCACTGATCTCAGCTTGAGACGCGGTGTGCTGACGGTCCTTGTCTTCCGAGATCGCCTTTTGAAGGTCCTTGTAGACCTCCATCTGGCTCGAACTCATCTGGTACTGCTCGGTTTCCTTTTTCAGGTCGTCCATGACACCCGAACCGAACGTGTCTTTTTTGGTTGCGGTCCGCATGTCCTTGGTGTTCGCCGATACCTCTCCGTTCAGCATGGCGACGATCGCAGGAAGGTTCTTGGTGAACGCACTGTCCGCCAAGTTCTTAGGATCGTTAAGGAGTTTGATCAGTACAGCCACGGCACTTGCTGCCGACAATGCACCATCGTGCAAAGCTTCCAGAGAAGGCTTGAATGCCTCCATGCCAGTCGAACTAAGAAGACTTTTGCTCTCGTCGAAGATTTTATCGTCGAATGCAATCTTCACTTTAAGAACCGGATCGGTTTCCGAAAGCTTCTTCATCAGATCATCGTATTTTTTGTACTTGTCCGTGAATTCCTTGGCTGTTGCCGCCGCCATCGAGTCATCGATCGCGGAAGCTTCTTTTTTGATCAGAGCGGCAAGCTGAGTCGCGCTTACGCCAACCTTCTCCAACCCCTTGCTCGCCGTCGGCGTGAGGTTCTTGGGGTCGCTCAGCGCATCGACAAGCCCCATCGCCGCAGTCGTGGCGTTGTGACCTGAGGTGCGGATGGTATCGATCGCCGCTGCGTAGCCAGACTTGCCCATGAGCGCCTTGGCGCCCTTGTCCAGTGTGGTCGCCCATCCTTCAAAGATTTTCGAAGCGCCATCGCCGTTGTCGAGCTTCTTGAAGAACGAATCCAGTTCGCTTTCAAAAGCCTCAAGCTGCTGAAGCGAATGATCCTTCTTCCCCTTCTCACCGGTCGCGCCGTGGTAGATCGGGTCGGTTACACTGCGGCCGGTGTCGGCATCAGCAGCACCGCTGTTTTTTGCGATCGTTTCATCCGAAGTACCAAGCAGCTTGTCACGAGCCTTTTTAAGGTCTTCATTCTGCTTCGCGTAGCCAGATGCCGCATCAACGGCTTCCTGACCCATGTCTCGGCGGTTGATCGCGTAGTTGAATCCTTGCGTAAAACGTGCCGAGAACGAATTATACAGCGACGACACAGTCGAACCAATCGAGTGTGTGCTGAAATTCTTGTTGGAACCATCGACGGTACTATCGAGCAGCTTCTGACCTGCTTGACTGTTGCTCGTGATCTCCTGATTGATGGTGGCGATTTGGGCGTCGCGAGCGGCCTGAGCCATCTTGCGAAGCTCAGTGGCCGCATTGCCGACCTTACCGGCGAACGTGTCAACTTTACCCGAAGCTGTGAGCGACGCCCCGCCAACGCCATCGACGCCAGTCGCAGCATCCGTGGCTTTGTCGTGGTAGGTGCCCATCAGCTTGTTGGCACCATCAAGGGCGCTCTGTGTGGATACCAGCGAGCGTTTTTGATCTGCGAGACCTGCGTTGAACGCGGTGGTTGCCGAGTAGGCGGTCATCAGAGCGCCGCCAAGCACCAACACCGCAGCGCCGACGGGACCACCGACAAGACCCATCATGCCAGAAAAGGCGCCGGACACCGCATTCACACCGAGGCGCACTGCGTTGGTCATGATGTTGAACGCGCCGAGCGATACCGTAATCGCTACAGTGCTGATCTCAGCACCTTCCTCTGCCATCATCAATGAGACAAGCGCCGCAGCCGCCGAACGCAGAGATACCGATACCGCCTCAGCAGCACCCGCCAATGCGAACACAGACCGGCCCAAGATGCTGGCTTCCAGTTCGGCCAGTGTCATACTGCCGGAGGCCATCCGCGCTGTGACGCCAAACTGTTCCATACCGGCGTTCAGCGGTACGAGATTTCCCGTCAGGCGCGACCATGCACCGCCCAGAGCACTGCTCTCGGCGGTAAGGGCGCCCATTTGTTCGGGAATACCAACGATGGAAGTTTTGATCGAATTGAAGGCACCGGCAGCGATCGACAACTGGCCTTTGATGACCTCACCGATTTTGAAGCCAGCCGAAAGCAGCGCCCACTTGCCCATCAATTCGAGCGTGGTGCCGAGCGGACCTTTAATGGAATCCCAGTTGTCGTGCAGGAATTTCAGACCAGCCGAAAGTTTGTCGATCGCGCTGACCAGACCTTCGCTGATGGCTTTGGTGAACTCGTGAACCGACGCCGGGTCCATGTAGCTCGAAAACTGCTTGATCAGGTCCGCGAACGCTGACTTTGCGCCAGCGTCGCCGATCTGTACCATCATTTCCATGACGTTGTTTTTGAGGATGTTGAACTGCTGGATCGGCGACTGCAACGCCTGTGCCACGGATTTGCCGTAGACGTTCTTGTAGTGATCGGCCAACTGGTCGAGAGCCCAGCCCGCATCCACTTCCTTCTTCTTCAACGCATCGAAGAAGTTGTCACTGCTCTTGCCTGATGCTTTCCAAGCAGCCTGCAAGGTCGTCATGGCGCCGGGCAAAGCCTGCCCAAGCTGACGGGTCAGCAACTGGGTCGAGATGAAGCCCTTGTCCATGGCTTCCCGGATCGCGAGTCCGACAGACTGAGTCTGTTCGGTACCCAGATGCAGTGCCGTGGTGACCGTCTGGAAGCCGTCGAAGATTTTCTTCGATTCAGCGAACGAGATGTTGTTCTCTTTTGCCGCGATGGCAAACTTCGAGAACCCTGCGGCATACGTCGCAAGGCTCGTACCGAACTTGTTGGCAGTCGCAGCGGCCTGATCCCAAGCAAGCTGCTTGAACATCGGGTTCTCGCTGATGATCTCCATCGACGCCTGAAACTGGTTCGCCGACTGGTTCGCTTCAAAGAATTCGCGGCCGAGTTCGCCCAGTGTCAACGAGCCGAGCAGCGAGCGCAGGACCGAGCCTGCCTGAAAGGTCGCGCTGAAGGCATTTTGCAGCCCCATCATCTCGATCTTGGCGCCAGCCGCGCCCGACGACACACCCTTGAACGGGATGCTACCGAGCGACGCACGCATTCCACCCAGCGAGCCATTCGCTTTGGTTGCGGCTTCCGAAATCTGATTGAGGCCTGCGGCAATCGCCGAGGTATTCTCAGGCACCTTCATCTTGTCGATCGCATCGACGAAGGAGACAAGGTTCTTGATCTGGGCTTGCGAAGGCGCCTTGAACGTCGAGATGCCCGACAGTGCCGTACCGACGTGGCCAATCTCGGACAGGTTTACGGTCTCGAACTGCTTGAGAGCGCTGGCCAGCGCACCGAGTGACTTGATCGACGTGGACGACGGTGCCTTGATCTTACCGATCTCTCCGGCCAGCAACGCAAGCTCGGCACCGGCATCCATGAGGCCGGTAACCGCTTTGAGTTTTTCGAGGCCGGGCATCGCCGCGCTGACGGCTTTGCCGAATTCACGCAGATTGGCCGACTGTGCCGTCGAGGGTGCTTTGAAATCGGCAAGGCTGGCGCTCAGAGCGCCGACGTTGGCGATCGAGCGAGCCGCAGCGCTGATGTCCGGGATTTGGGCGAGGCTCTTGAAAAAGGCCTTCAGGTTCTCTGCTTGCCCAGCGCTGGGACCCTTGAAATCGGCAAGGCTCCCCGACAGCCGACCAAGGTTAGTGATCGAGCGTGTTGCAGACGAGATGTCAGGGATTTGGGACAGGCTGCGAAAAAACGCCTGTAGCGATGCAGCCTGTGACTGCGCCGGAGCTTTGAAGCCGGAGATGGCTTGCGAAAGCTGGGTGATCTTGCGCGCCGCTGCGTTGTCGATCGGGATGTTCCCGAGCGCTTGCAGGCTCTTGGCGTAGCTCGACAGATTTGATTTGTTGTTCGCAGCAGCGGCCACCGTGGCGAACGTTTTGGTGGCCGTCTGCTCGAACTGCTTCAACGACGACTGGATGCCATCGACGGCGCTCTTATACGCCTGAAGTCCCGAGCCGATGCCCGAGGCATCGACATTGAACTGCAAGCCATAAGATTCGCTCATCGCGGGACTTCCTTTGTCGGCGCCCGACGGGCATGACGCGGAACGTCAGTCCGGTGGCGCGGAGCTTGGGGTTGTGGAGGGTTGCCTTCCGCTTTGTCCTTGTAGGATTCGGACATGTATTCGCGGTCGAGGGCTTCAATGTGCCGAACCATGCGTTCGCGATCGGCAGCTTGTTCGATGCTTTTCAACTTGCAATATGCAAGGATGTCGCTGTAATTGATCGGGACGGGACCCGAAAAACCAATGCCGCGACGATAGCTAAGATCGGTGAACGCTTGCCAAATCCAATTAAGGTGCTGGGCAAGAACAGGCTCATCGACAAGGGATTTGATCTCAATGCCCTTCTCCTTCTGGATTTGTCGAAGCCACTCGGAATTTTTTCCTTGTGGCTTCGACGACCAGCGGAGATAGGCTATTAGTTTCCCTCGTCTTCCTGATGCTGCGCCTCGGTAAAGCCAGCTTCATTGCTGGCCATCTTGGCGATCAGGTCGAAGAAGCTTTCCAGCTTGGGATCACCCAGCAGCGACTTGGCGGCTTCCGGCGAGAACTTGATCTCTTCGTTGTTGGCGCCCGTGATTCCCTTCCAGCCGACGATAACCGTTTCGGAGAAGTGACGCAGGTTGAGCGATTTCTGCTCGGTCTCGGTCAGCGTACCACCGGCTTTGATGCGCGGCGTGTACGGCTCCATCAGCTTCTGGAATTCACGCTTCGACTTTTCGCCGGTCAGCGGCAGGAGCGTGATCGATGCGGTTTCCGACAGCGGGAAGGTTTTGGCGGAATCGAGAAACGCAGGCTTCGAAAAGGTTTCGTAGATGTTCATGGGAGGTCGGGTCCAATGTAGGGGGTGTGGCCCTGCTCCCGACAAGCAGGGCCACGGTTCGCCAGCGAACTAGGTCGGGAAGCTGGTTAGGAGAGCCGGGTCGGGGGCTCTCGAAAGGTGGACCGGGGCACTCAGGCCCCGATCAATCAGAAGGTGACAGGCGCCGTCGAAGAGAAGCGATCGACCTGCAACATGCACTGCGTTGCGGTGTCCCGGAACGCGGTGAAGTCGAGCTTTTCCATCACGTCCTGATCGTTGCCACCGGGGTTGATCGGGTCCGAGATAATCTTGAACGACGGCACCGTCAGCCAGTAGGTGTTCTGGTCATGATCGATCATCGGGAACGCCAGCGACACGGTGTCGTGGTTGATGAACGCGTCGAAGTTGCTGCCGTCGGCGAAGTAAGCTTCGACCGTGCCGGTGATGTTCAGACGACCTTCGGCGATGCCGACCGGGAACTTGCTGCCAACGGCCTGCTGCTCACGCAGCGAACCATCGATCTTCAAGGTGATCGATTTCAGCGCGGTCGAAGCTTCCGTGCCGTTGATCAGCAAAGCGCCAACGTTGGCGGTAGCCGAAATGCCTTCGGTCGCGGCTGCATCGAGCACGGTGTAGCTCATCTCGTTGCCCAGCATCGACGCATTCTGGCGCGAAGTCTTCGCAGCCATCGTGGTCGTGGTTCCCTTGATGATCGCACCCGAAGCGATGTCCAGCGTGTAACCGCCAGCGCGAACGCCTTGGGTCACGAAATACTGGCTCACGTCGTTGTACCCGGTTTCCAGCGTCATCGACTGTGCGATGATGTCGGTCGAACGCGATGGGTTGCGAAGGATCGAACCCTTGATCGTGATACGATTACCGGCTGCGAGCGTCGGCAGAGCGCGATCGACAACGATGGTGTCGTTGGACAGGCCAGCAACGGTGTAGACACCGCCATCGGTCGTGCCACCAGCCAGCGGCGTAACTGCCAATGCAGTAACGTCCGACGAGGTCAGCGAACCACCGGTCTTGTTCAGGTTGGTGATCGTTGCAACCAGACCGTTGACAACCACCTTCACGTTCAGTTCACCGCTCGGACGCATTGCGTTCACAGCGTTGGCAAAGTTCGCGATGGCTTCCGCATCGGTGGCGCCCAGATCGAACACGATGTTGGTGGCCGACGTACCATCGCCTTCAGCGACTTCGGCTTCGAAGGTGAAGGTGTTGATACCATCCGAAATGGTGATCGTGTCATTGGCGACCGCAGTCGCAAACGTCACGGTACCGGATTCGTAACCCAGACCTTCGACGAAAATCTTCTGGCCCATGACAAGCTGCTTGGCAGCAATCGCGGCACTGAACAGACCGACCGCAGTGATGGTGCTACCACCAAAGCTGACAGCGGTGCTGTTGCGGATGATCACATCATTCGCGTCGGCATACGTCGTGTATACGGTACCGCCTTCGACGACCAGATCGGCATCGGTCACAGTCAGGATCGTGTTGCCGTTCGTGAACGCAGCAGCGCTGATTTCAACGTAGCGGTTGTTGGCCGGATTGATAAAACCCGACAGCTTGCCGCGACGCCCGGTCGTGATGTACCCGGTAACGTCTTGCCCTGCGATCGTGATGGTGTTGTCGGCAGTGATCGCGACGATCGTACCGCGCCAGAAGTCGAACGTCATCGGACGCGACCATGTGCCCATGAGCACGCGCTGAAGGTCGAGGTCGGTGTTACCGGCCGAGAATTCCCACGAGATGTCGCCAGCCGACGACGCGGCGGTTTCGATGATCGAGGACACCATGCGGTCGTCACGGATTTCGTCCGAGACGGCGGTGGATTTCGTCGTCGAGATCGTCGAGTTGGTGAAGCGACGCGAGCGGGTTACGCCAGCGGTCGGAGTTTCCGACCAACTGTCGGTGAGTTCAACCACTTCCCGGAGGGAAGCGCGGTTGGATTGAGCAAACAGCTTCGTGGTCATCGTGGCCCTCTCGAAATGGCGATATCTTCGTGCCCCATCGGGGGACTGTTATTTTAACTAACCCTACCAGACGCACGAATGGCCCGACGGAAAGTCAACGAAGTCAGAATAGGCATTGATAATATACTAAATGACGGCTATTGTCAAGTCATGGTTAACACTGCTGCCGCATTTAGACGATCGATGCTGCGATATCCACGTTCTGGATTTCGTCGCGGGTGAAAGCGATGCGGCCAATCAGGCACGACCAGTTATCGCGAACCGAAGGGTTAAGCTCTTGCATCCCTTTGAAGTGATAAACACACTGTTCGGAGTCCCGGCCAATCTTGTAGGCAAAAGCTTTGCGGAAAGCATCCAGACCTTGGGTGGCAGGCTTGGTACCTGACCCTTCCGGAACCCACATCGTCAACTGGATCATCTGAACCGAGCGTTCGATGATCTTACCGTAACCGGCACCGCCCAGCGCGATCGGCTCAGCGCCACCCATGATGAAGAACTCCCCGTAGGCGCCATTGTCAGGCTGCTTGAAAGGGATATTGGCGTAGCGGATCGGCAGACCAAAGTTGATCCGGTTCATCGCTGTCGTGATGAGGACGCGTTGGCTCTCGATGCTCATGAAGTGATTCCCTTCGACGCAACCTTCGCCTCAAGATACGCCTCCGTAATACCAAACATGCCGTTCGGCGATCGGCTGCTCAATGGTGGTCCCGGCAGAAGTCCCAATTCGAGACCCTCGATATCTGGTGACAGGTTGGTGCAATAAAATGTCTGGAATGGGTTGCTGAAATCTATCGCCAGAAGGCTCGCCATAGCAGCCGTCTCGTTGGCGGCGCGGCGAGGTTCTTGTCCCAGCGCCATGGAGTTGGTGCGCCCGGTAGGCCCATCCTCGATCGCGTCATAGGTCACAGCGTTGGGCTCACCAACGGTCCAGATGTAATTTCGCACCGCAGAGCCCGTGTAGACCGGCGTGAGCGCCTTGAGGTGCTTGTCGGCGTCCAACACCAAGGCCTGAATGTTCTTCGCCATACGGGCTTCCAGAGCCTCGATATCCTTGGCGATCTGAGCGAACACCTCATCGAGATTTGGAATGACCGCGCCCATGATCAGGTCTCGTCGATGAATACGATCAGCAGAGAACCACCGGGCACCTGCTTGACCTTCGTGACGTTCCATTCCTTGTTCTCAAGCTGCACTTTGTCCACGTCGGAACGCGGTACTTGCGGCAAGGAGACACCGGGGATGAGCAGCTTGCGGCTGCTGGCCGTGATGTTGAAGGCTGAAACGTCTTCCATGGTGATGCCCGATTCCACGCAGACCACGCCGGTAACCGTATTGTACAGGGGCGTTGCGGTATCTGCTGCTGGGTCGTAGGCGGACTCACCCAGATAGAACTCGACCGCGATGGTCGCATTCAATCCGGGAATCTTGTTGATGATGGCGTCGGCGACCAGCTTTTTGGTCAGTGCTCCAAAGTCTGGCATGGTTCAATGCCGAACAATGTATTTGGGACCGCCGCGACCCATCGACACCCAGCCCAGACCATCGAGAATGTACTGGATTTCAGGGGTCCAGCGTTCCTTCAGGATTTTGGGATCGTAGGTGAACGAGATCACGTCCACCTTCAACGATGTCAGGTTGATGGTGGTGTCGGCCGCGTCCGGGTCGGCGCCAGCCGTGACGAAGTGATTGGCGAGGATCGCGGTTGCCGTTTTGACAGCCTGTGGGACGACATCCCAATCGATGTGGCACCCTTCCCGGTCCCGCACGTTGAAACGTGGCCATGCGAGGCCTGAGGTCGGCTGGAACTTGTGTCCATGCCAACGCACGCGCTCATCCAGAACACGTGATGCCCACATCAAGAGGTTGGCCTGCACCGTCGGATCGAGCGTCCCGAAAGTAGCATACATATTGGTGGAAAGAAGGTCCACAGCATCGGCGACCGCAATATAGCTATTGGCGGTCGGAAGGCCGGTACCATCTTCAACGATGATGTCCATGTCCTGCTCCAAATACAAAGACGCCCGGCAAGCTGTTTTGCCTGCCGAGCGCCGTTACTCATTCATTCGTGTTCGGTTAGGCGCAGGTGCCGCCCGAAGTACGATTCGACGGGAAGCCCGTGCTGTTGTACTGAGGAGCGGGTACCGGCTTGTTCGCAAGACCTGCGACCTGACCGGGGCTCACGGCGGGACCACTGCCAGCAGGCGCCGGTCCGCGATTGACTTTCACACTCGGAAATTGCTTGCCTGCGGCCATGATCGTGGTCCTTGATTATTCGCCGTCAGCGGCGTTGGTTTCGAGATCGACGAGCTTCGCTTTGAGCTTGGTGACGCTCAGACGTTTGTCGGCGTCGTAGTCGAAGCGCTCTTTGAGGTCGGCAATGAGAGCGGCTTTTTCTTCCGCGCTGCTCAGTACCCCGTCAGCCCCGCCATCGCTGCCTTCACCTTCACCAAGTCCTGCCCCGTCATCAACGTCGGACCCTGTTGCGACGCCGTCGCTGGTTTCGCCGGAGTTGGCTGGCTGGGTGATTGCGGCGGGTTTGAATTCTGTTTCATGCTTCTTGTCCTTCGGGACGGGCGCCGGAGGCGAGGTCGTCCAGCCGTAATGGCGGGTCAGATCAAGGAAGTTCGGACGTGAAACTTCATGCTTCGAGCCGTCCGGGGCAAATACTGTGATGAGGTTCGACATGGGCTTTTCTGTTCCTCAGGTTGTCGGGGATAGGGGCTGAGCCTAAGCCCAGCCCCCACAACTTCGGATCATCAACCGATGTCGTCGCCGATCCATGCGTAGCAAGTGATCGAAGGCGACGTGCCAGCCAGAACCGCACGCAGGCGGATGTACTGGATGCCGGGCAGCACGGCAGCGGCTGTGTCGAGGTAGAATTCGGTCGAATACTGACCGATCGAAGGCACCTTGGCAGCGAATTCGTCGATAACCACCGGAGCAGCGAACGTAGGTTCGGTCGAACCTTCGATCGTGAACACGTAGCTTTCATCGCCTGTGGTGTGATCGACAGCAGTGACCTGAAGAATGACGTTCAGTTGCCAATCGGCAGGGTACTGCGGCTGGTTCCACCAGCCCTCGACCAGATCGAGAGCATAGGCCGCACCAGTGAAGCTGGCAGTGATCGGCACGCCGGTCTTTGGAAGCAGCGCAATCGACGGCGCCGCATCGTACATATGCACATTGCGCGAGTTAAACTTCGCCATGGCGATAATTTCCTTCTCAGAAAATGGAGATGTGGGATGCTGTGGGGAGACCGAAGCCTCCCCGAGCATTCACCTCAGCGCGTGAACTGCGCGTCGGTGATGCCGCTGATGCGGGCGACTGCCTTGCCGTGCATGACGGCCAGACCGACGAGCCACTGGACGCGGGTGCGGAACACAGGCGCGGCGCTGATTTCGCCGAGGTCCTTGACCTGCATGATGCCGTTCTGAAGGCCGACGATCTTGCCGTCGCCCATCGAAACGATGTACATGGAGGTGGTCAGCGGATTGGCGTCCGGACCGATTTCGTTGAAGTCGATGATGCGCTGACCGCGATCGTCGTCTTCAGCAACCAGAATCGGCAGGTCGTTGTAGTAGCCGACCCGGCGACCGAAGTCGTCCTTCGACCACAGCAGGTCACCGCCAACGTCCTTGTTCTTCGCGGCCTGCGACAGCAGGTTGCGAACGCGCTTGGACATGATGATGTGCGTTGGATTGTCCACGCGGTCGATGGCCTCGTCCAGCGTCGCCAGCGACAGAGCGCCCGAAACGTTGGGGGTGTCGAGGTTGGCGGTCATCAACTGATAACCGTTGACGCGGGTACGCAGGCCGTCGAAGGACACGCCGTCGTTGCTGTCGCCGTTGATGAACGCAGCAGCGATCTTGGCGCCCATCGACTTGACTTGCATGGCTTCCTGACGGGCGCGAACGCCTTCGCCGTGGGTCTGCACCAGCGCGGTATCCACGTCGAGTTCACCACCGGCAATGCGCAGCGATTCACTCTGTGGGTTCACAACGCCAACCGAAGGGCTGTACACGTCGTTGTAACCACGGAAACCAACGGCAGGCAGCTTTGCTTCCTGCGTGTAAGAGTAGCTGTTGCCGGGGATATCCATCAACGGCAGTGCGGCAACGATGTCGGCCGAAGCGGCAAACATTTCGATGATCGCCTGACGCTTCAGGTCGCCGTCAACGAGCTTCGAAGCTTCGTGAAGGGTAAGCATTTCTGAAAAACTCCTAATGAGTTTGGATGGACATCGGCCGTCACAAAGGTTAGTATGAGTAACCCCGGCAGACAGCCGTTGACCTCCGGGGCGCGGTCACGTCAGGCGACGTGAATTTTGGAAATTACCGCGCCCCGTCTTGATCAGGCGGTGCGCCGGTTCTTGTTCGCTTCGTTTGCCAATTGCAGCTTGGCGAGTGGCGAAAGCTTGTCGTAGTCACCCTTGGTGAGCCCGCCGTACTTGTCGCCGTCCTTGCCGCCTGCTGCGCCACCGCCACCATTGCCCTTGAAGAAGTGGGGAGCGTCCTCACGGAGCTTGCCCAGCCACTCAGCGGGGGTCATCGGCGATGCACCATCGGCACCGTAAATCGTTGCTTCGCCCTGCTTGGGGACCAGCTTGCCATCTTCGATCTTGAACAGGCGGTAAGCGCGCTCAAGGATGTCGGGCAGAGCTTCCGGGCGGACGCCGCTCAAAGGAGCGATGACTGCCGTGGTGACCTGACCGCTGATCCGAGTGCGGTTCAATTCCTGTTGCAAAGCGTCGGCCCGCTGCTTGAAGGTCGTGGCTTCAATCCGTTGGGCTTTGGCATTCTCTTCGTAACCATCGCGAACCGCCTTGATGCGGTCCTGCACGGCCTGTTCGATCTCGTCCGAGGTCTTCAGTTCACCGTCCTTGACCCGCTTCGCGATGTCCTTCAGACCCGTCAGGTCCGAAGTGAAAGCGTCCAGATCGTCACCGGCGATTTCGCGAATACGAGCCAGCACTGGGGCGGTCGTTTCCACTTGCTTCGCAAGTTCGATGTTCTTGGCGCGGAATTCGTCGAGCTTCGCCGAAGCCACAACGTTGATGGTGATCTTGCCAGTCTGTTCGTCAGGTTTGGCAAACTCCTTCAGCCCATCGGGAAGCTGATCTGCGGAGTCGAATGTAAGAATTGGCATTTATTTGTCTTCCTCACCGAGGATACGAGAACACGAAATGTCAGGATTTCGTACCTCCGGACCCTCCGGAGGATTTATTCAGCATCACGACGAGCGCAGACCGAGAACGGGCGTCCGGTGGTGATGGAGAAACCTACGGGAGATTCTTTTAGACCGGCTCCCCCGGAGCCGCGTTGCTCAACATAGCGAGCGAACATGATGTGAAAGGGCAAGTGCCCGAGAAGCCGAAGCTGTAACTCTGTGAAGCCAAACCGTCACGGACAGTTCGCGTTCAATGAGGCTATAGGATAATGGAATGTTAACCATATGTCAAGTCTAAATAACTGTGACCGACAAATTTTCCGCTCTTCAAGTTATGCGACGACGACGTTTCCGTTTGGAGTCACCAAATTCTTCTTGGATCATCCGCTCAATTTCTTCCGGGTCCTCGAACATCGCAGGCGTTGCGTCGTCGTCATCAGGCTCGTCGAACAATGCGCTAAGCTGACGAGAGTTGAGGTGGAATTCCAAATCCATCGTATCGTGCCGAGTTACTTCTTTGCGGCCGGTTTAGGCGCTGGTGATGGGACACGCGCCGGAGTGGGCGCCCGGTTTGGATCGACCACGTTTGCTGCTGTGGCCTGACCGGGTACGGCTGGGATACGCGGCTGGGACTTGGCGATGTCGGATGCGCTCTTGCGCTGCGCTGCGGACTGTTTGGCCTGATGTGCCAGTTCGTCGTCCTGCAAGGACTCGTCGTGGGCGCGATCGGCCTCGGCCTGCTCTGCGGTGAAGTCCTGCCCTTCGGTGAACTGGCGATCGAGCATCTCGTCGGTCGCGCTGTGATAGCCCTTCGACATGGCCAGAACGTCGGCCTGATTCGGAAAGCTCTCGGCGACGTTTTCAAGAAGGCTGCGGAACTGGTCGAGGCTCATGTAATCAGGGATGACCTGATTTGAGAGGAAATACTCGAACACAACCTCAAGCGGCAAGACGCCAGCCTGATACATTTGCTGAACAGCGCGGAACTGCCGGGCATCGCCACCAGTGACAAGGAAGTCCTGATTGAGGCAATACTCGAAATCATCGGCGTTCTCATTCATCCACACAGCGCAGATTTGGAGAAGCTCGGTGAAATTCTCGTTGAGAACTGTGGTAATGTTGAGGAGCAGCGACTGCTCGTTGCGGTCCTTCAAGGCGACCTGATTGTCCGACTGGCCCGCGTTGGGCGAGTTGCCAACCATGCGACCGCCGATCGAAGCAACCTGCTCTTCAAGGGCATCGAGCCCTTTCTGAATGCTGTCGAGACCTTGGCCCTTGTACTCGATGACACCAGCCGTCTGACCAGCGCCGATCTCCCAGACCACACTCGGACCAATGTGGTATTCGTCTTCCTCTTGCGCGCCTGACACGTAGTACACCGGGTTGGCGGTAAAGTACCGGGCGTGCTGAAGCTGTGCATACACTTTGTAGTGATGCATGTTCAGGGTGAGGATGTCGAGAATAGGTGGCTTTTCAACGTCCGGAAGATTCGTCAGGGAGTTGAAGAAGCGGAATGGAATACGCGTCATCGGGACGCCGTATACCAGCGGCGTGAAGATAGTTGGCTCTTCTTCGAGCGTAGCGTCCGCGTTTGAGCGCTCGTACAGTTCCTGCACGTAGAACCAGTCGCCCGTGTCCTCGTTCTGGATCAGCCGCAGCACGCGGTAGACGACGAAGTATCGGCCGTAATGGATGTT